GAGCACATACAGCAGTATGCGACCGCGATCCACAACCGCGCTCAGCAGGGGCGGTTCACATCGAAGGATGATGTCGACACGATATGTAAGTACCTAGCGCAGCTATCGCGTAAGCTGGTCAGCTTTTACAGCATGTACGGGCAGACTGTGACGCTCACGCGCACCGAAAGTATGACCGTGGAGCGGACGCCGCTCGAGAATTCATGGATCAACCAGCCGGCGGCGTGATATGGTAAGGGTTGCCAAAAATATCTCCTCTACCAGGGCTGGCGCGACGGCGGAAGAGCCGGGGTTCTTTGATGTCAGGCCGTCGAATATCACGGGGTGAGATTTACGGTTTAAGCTCGTTCTTAATCCGCTTTAGTTCTTTGATATGTTGATCAATAGCCTTACAAATGGCCTCCACCCGATCGGGCTGGATCGTCAGATCTTTGTGTACGACCTGACGCCAGTACGAGCGCGTGAATGCGGGATACAGCAAAAGCCCGGCGTACTTGCCGAGCTTTGCCTTGAGGTCTGCTGGTTTCATTCTATGAAAGATCTAAATCTTGAAGGATTCTAGTCCGGGCGTAAGCATCGACGTATTCGCGGCTCTGGCCGATCATTACTGATTCTTTGTTGTAATCGCCTTCACCATCCCAGTCGGTAAGTTCGCCGTTACGCCAGACGGTCAGGTGTTGGGTTTCGAGCACGTAGCGAGTCGCCCAGTAAGTAGCAGCATCGGAATAGTCACGGTTTACGAAAACGAAATCGGGGCCATAATGGACCATCTCTCCGTTTTCGTCGACGTGGGTTTTGTATTCCTTTAGGTCTCGCATACCGTCGAAGCTGGCGCCTTCGAACCGTTCAGCCACTTTCTTAACGGCTTTATAAGGCGGACCATCGGTATAAGATACTGTGATCGAAGAGCCGCCGCTATACTTTTTTGAACGCACACCGAACTTCGTGTCTGGAAAATTATCCTTCAAGGCTTTTCGGATGAGCTTCGCTGTATCGTTGGTTGAGATTAATCTGGACATCGTTTTCTCCGGTTATATGTTTCTGGCCTATACGGTTTCGATAAACGCGTTTTCTTTGGGCTCTTGAAGTGCTGCCAAAAGTTCGGAACGAATCGTTTTGTAGTGGGCCATCATCTCGTCGAGGCTCCAGAACGTTTTGCCTATACGACGATTGCGGCGGCCAATCTGATTGTATTTATAGACAACGGTATAGCTACCGTTAGAACTGATCGAGAGCAGGACCCGCGTTCCGTTTTCGGTCATAAAATCGATACTCTGGGTTTGGCCGCCGCCCTCCCATTTGTAAATCGTGTTACTCGTGATAGTCATCGTTTTCTCCGGTTGTGTGTGCTACTGATTAACTATGTACAATATAACTCAATGAGTTATATGTCTGCAATATGTCTAAATAAAAAAGTATAACTTTTTTCGTTATGGCATTCATCGAAACAAAAGACGGCGATCCGATCCGGCTCCTTAACCTGGAGACCGGCATGGCGGACCCGTCTGAACTTCGTTTGCATGAGACGAACCCGCGTCAGGGCGATGTTGGGGCGATTGCTACCTCATTCAAGGAGAACGGCTTTTACGGTCGTGTGATCGTCGACAAACGGGATTCCCGCGTATTGGCCGGCAACCATCGCGTAAAGGCGGCGCTGGCGCTCGGTATGCTCAAGATCCCGGTCGAATACATCGAGACGGACGGCGACATCCACGCCATCAAGGTCTTGATCGGTGACAACCGGCACAGCGACTTGGCGACGTACGATAACGAGATCCTGGCGGAGTTGCTGCAGACGCTGGCGGCGAGTAGCGAAGGGCTACTCGGGACGGGGTACGACGGGGATGATGTGGACGCGCTGCTGTACGAGTTAGGATTGGATGCACCCAACTTCCAGCCAGTAGGCATTGACGAACAAGGGCGGCTCGATGAGAAAGCAAAAGTAACCTGCCCGGAGTGCGGTCATGAGTTCACGCCCTGAATTGAAAATAGACTGGTGTAGCTACGAAGCGGCGCGGTTTGCTGTGATGAACTGGCATTATTCAAAGCGTATGCCAGCAGGAAAGACATCAAGGTTTGGCGTTTGGGAGAATGGTGATTTTATAGGAGCGATACTATTCAGTCATGGCAACACTCCGACATTAGGGGCATCGTATAAATTATCTCAGTTCGAAGTATGTGAACTTGTTAGGGTTGCATTAAGAAACCATGATGCATCTGTTACCAGAATCATATCTATATCTTTAAAGATGCTGAAAATCCAGAGTGAAGGATTGCGGCTTGTCGTTAGTTTTGCAGATCCAGAACAGGGGCATCATGGTGGGATATACCAGGCAGGAAATTGGATCTATTCAGGAGATACTGAACCTGGTACAGCATGGTTTTATAAAGGAGAATGGGTTCACAATAGGACTATGACATCGGGTTGGGGCAGCGGAGAACGGGGTTCTGTAGTGAATTATAGGGATCTACCGAGCAAAAAATTAAAGCCTAAACATCGTTACCTATACCCGCTCGACAAAGAAATGCGCAAGCAGATAGAACCGCTTGCGAAACCATACCCGAAACGGGAACAAGCGCCGGCAGCATGACAGCAGATGCGCCCGGCTTTCCAGCCGGGAGACAGGCGGGGCAGCACCGACCCCGGCGCTCTAATTATGCGTAAGACAAAACTAAATAGCGACGTTCAGAAGCGGATCTGTGACGCCCTGCGGGCCGGTAACACGCGGCGGGCAGGGATCAACACTTTCAACACCTAAAAAAAGATGGCGGCTAAATATAATGCTGGCGAGGTAGTCAAGGCGATCACAGATACCAAGGGCTTTCTGTCTGCTGCCGCCAGAATACTGGGCTGTGATCGAACTACGGTATACAATTACATCAACCGATATCCGACGGTAAAGCAAGCCGTTGAAGATGCTCGGGAGCTTACGAAGGACACGGCGGAACTGAAGCTGTTGCAACGCATCAACGAGGGCAGCGACACGGCGATCATCTTCTATCTTAAGACGCAGGCGAAGGACCGAGGATATATCGAACGCCACGAGCACAGCGGCCCCGGCGGCGGCCCGATCCCGATCAAGTCGGTAGACACGTCCCCTTACGATGGAGATTAGCGCCTTATATAGCCCTTATGTGGTCGACAAGAAAGGTGCGCTCCGCTTCAAGGACCACCCCGGCCAGCGCCGCATCTTGCAGAGCGATAAGCGCTTCTTGCTCATGCTGGCTGGCACACAGTCAGGGAAGACTGTTACGGGTCCATGGTGGCTGCTCGACGAGATGAAAAAGTGTGGTCCCGGCGATTACATGGTCGCATGCCCTACGTATCCCCTCATGCAAAAGAAGGTGTTGCCCGAGTTCCTGGGGCTTTTCAAGCGCCGCCTGGGCTACGGAGATTACCACATAGCGGACCGTATCTTCGAGATATCAAAGGGCGGCCAAGAAGCCGTATGGGGACGATCCTATAACGACAGCACTCAGGTATTTTTTGGCCACGCCCAGGACCCTGACAGCCTGGAATCGGCTACAGCGAAGGCGGTATGGATGGACGAGCCGGGACAAAGGAAATTTAAGCTCGGGTCATGGGAGGCCATTCAGCGCCGCCTGTCGATCTACGAGGGGCGTGCCCTGATGACCACGACGCCATATACGCTTGGGTGGCTGAAGACGCAGATCCACGACCGGGCCAAAGACCCAAATGCGGATATCGAGCTCGTCCAGTTCGCATCGACTATGAACCCTAATTTTCCCCGATCCGAGTATGAGCGCGCCGAGCGGGAGCTTCCGCGCTGGAAGTTCAACATGATGTACAAGGGGGTATTCGAGCGGCCCGCCGGTATGATCTACGACTGCTTCGGCGCCGACTCGAAGGTAAAGCGCTTTGACATCCCGGATGACTGGCCGCGTTTCGTCGGTATCGACTTCGGTGGCGTCAACACGGCGGCCGTCTCTATCGCCCGGAGCCCGGAAACTGGTGAACTATTCCTGTACCGCACCTACCACAAGGGCGGTATGACATCGAAGGAACACGCCGAGAAGATGCGCGCTGGTGAGCCTGGGCGCATGACGGCGTACGGTGGGGCGAAGTCTGAGGGGCAGTGGCGGCAGGAGTTCCGCGCCGGGCGTCTGTTCATCCACGAGCCGCCCGTGTCGGATGTAGAGGTGGGCATCAACCGCGTGTACGCCCTGCTCAAGGCGGGGCGGCTGAAGGTCTTCGACGACCTGGCAGAGATCATCGATGAATTCGAGAGCTACAGTCGGGAGCTGGACGACATGGGTGAGCCTATCGAAAAGATTGAGGATAAGGAAACCTACCACTTACTCGATGCGCTGAGGTATATATGCAGTCACTTGAACAAGAGCATGGGCGTCGCTCGTGCCCGGAGTCTTTCGTAGCTATGGCATTAAAGCAAAACCAACCAACGTGGAACGAGAAGCGCCGGAGTTGGGAGTTTAAATGCTCGCACTGCGGCTTTTCGTTCTACCGGCGCTCGCCTCGCTCGAATGTGTACTATTGCCAGAATGCGTGCCGGCAGGCAGCGTATCGTGAACGCCAAAACATGAGCGTAGGCCCCGAGGTGCTGAAGTGATGGAGCGGCCGGCATCCTATTACGATGAGACGTACGAGAGCAGCTCGGTCCATTCGTGGCGGGACTACCGAAGCGTCCGGCAGCGCCTGTACAAAGCGGCTACCGGCATGATTGAATCGGGCACGCCGCTGGTTATTGATCTAGGCTGCGGCCCCGGGCATTTTGCGGAGTATCTGCATGAGTTCTTGCCCGGACGCGGAATTGAATTGCTATCGTATTGGGGTTTTGACTTCTCGCCGGTGGCGATCCGTAAGGCGCAAAATATTGGGCTACCGGGTCACTTCAAGTTCGAGGCGCAAGATCTGCTCCAGATGGAATTTCCGCTCATTTCTCCGGATGCGGCTTTCGTTCTCATGGAAGTACTAGAGCACATCGAATACGACATGGACGTACTAGACCTGATCCCGGCCGGCTGCACTTGCATCGTCAGCGTACCCGAGTTCGACGACCCGGCGCACGTCCGTACGTTTCCGCATTGGGGCGCGGTGGCGGATCGCTATGGGGATCGTATTGATATCAAAGAAATGCGCCGCATCTGGAAGTGGCATTTGTTCAAAGGAGTAAAGAAATGAAGAAAGAAAAATTAAGCCCGTTCAGCCGCACGGCACGCGCTGCAAAGGCCGGCCTGAACGGCGTAACCCGCAAGATCGGGCGCATCCCCATGGTGTTGAAGTACTTTTTCTGGGGTGTCTCGCGTACCCTGACCACGTATTTTATCGGGCTATCGGCCGACTGGTCAAAGCCGACCTACGAATCGATGGCCCGCAAGGCCGTGCGCAACCCGTATGCCTGGCGGGCGGTGGAGCTGGTCAGCACGTCGATAGCCTCGGTAGCCAAAAACCTGTACGTCGAGGTGCCGGGCCCGGACGGTCAGTTCGTTGCTGACGACAATCACCCCTTGATCAATCTTCTCGGCAACCCGCGCAACGAATGCTCGATGGGGGCGCTCTTCGAGATCATGACGATCCACCTGTTTCTGGGCGGCGAAGTGCTCATGTGGAACCTCGGGCTGATGGGACAGCGCTCGTTTAACCCGACTCGGATTTCGCTTATCCGCCCCGACCGGATGACCTACGTGGAGCGCAACCAGCAGACGCTGGAGATCGTGCGCCTTCTAGGCGTCGATATGTATGGTCGTGGCATGGCTTGGCCTATCGACGAAGTGCTCTTCATCAAGAAGTACGATCCGCTCAACGATGACCGCGGCCTACCGCTCCTTCTGCGGATTCTCCAGGCGCTCGATATTTTCGACGATCAGATGGAATGGGCGAAGTCGATCAGTCAGCACAAGGGGCGTATCCCCGGCTGGTTCGTTGTCCCCGACGTGATGGACCCCGACCAGTTCAAGCGCACTAAAGAGGAGGTCCAAGAAGCGTACAGCCGGGACGCATCGCTGTCGCAGCCGGGGCTCCTTGAGGGCGGTATGGACTTCAAAGAGGCCGGCATGAGCGCTCGCGAGGGGCTGCTGGACGAGACGATCGTGCAGACGATGCGGATGATCGCTGCTGGCCTGGGCGTCGACCCGGCGCTCCTGGGCGACAACGCGAATAAGACGTACTCAAACTACATCGAGGCCGTACGGGCGCTCATCAAGCTAACGAGCCTGCCGCTCCTGGACTGGCTGATCGACCAGATGAACACCTGGTACATGCCTCGGTACGGCACTCCAGAAGCTAAGCTGACCTATGATGAATCAATGATCAAGGCGCTTCGCGAGGACGCGAATGAGAAGGTGGCGCGCCTGAGTAAGCTCGTTGCCGGGCAGGCGATCTTTACGCAGGACGAGGCGCGTGAGGAGCTTGGATATGACCCGAAAATGGGCAACGCGGCTGAACTCTTGAGCAAGATCGGTACGATCCTCTTGAGCGATATCGGCGGTATGGAATCGTCGATGAGCGAAGAAGACGAGGCGGCGGCATCGACGCTCTTGATGGAGGTGGAAGGTATACTTCAGAAATCAACAAACGGGCATCATTGATCCACCTCGGCGTACATATCCCGATCTGGGGCCGACTTGAAACCGTCTCGCTCGCGGTCGATCACTGGGAGCACCTGCGATCCTATTTCAGGGGGCATATCGAGATCATGCCGTTCGCCATTGTGAGCCCGGACGACCCGGACCCCTACCCCGTCGAAGACCTATCTACGATGGGATGGGATGTGCTCGTCACACAGAATCTGCCGCTGGGCCGCAAGTGGAACGCCGGCTGGCTGGCGATGCGGCGCGCTATGACGCCGGAGCGTTGCCCGGTAGCCGCCTTCATGCAGACCGGGAGCGATAACTTGATATCGGGCGGCTATATCGAAGAGGTGTTGAGATGGGTTCATATGCCGCGTAGCGAATTCGGAGTAGATCACGTGGGGATGGATTCCTGCTTTTTCGTCAATAAGGCAACCGGAGAGACCGCGCTCTGCACAGCCGGTGGCGAGTGGGGCTACGGCCCCGGACGCCTGATGAGCCGCCATATTCTCGACCGTATAGGATGGCGCCCGTACCTTGACAAAAAGAGTACACGTATGGATGCGCACGTCCATCGTAAGCTAGAGGCGGCGCACGCTTCGCGGCACGTGATCAGCCGGCACGGCGTCGATCTGCAGCGCGTTCATATCGTTGATATCAAGGACGGAGGATCGAAGAATACGTGGGATGCCGCTAAGAACCGGCGGGAGAAGAGCGGCGAATGGGAGCCGATATATCGTGATTTTATCCCTTTAATGTATCCTCATTTGAAATGGGAATGCTTAACGACATAACCTTTTGTATCTCGACGTTCGAACGCCCGGCCGAGTGTCGAGATACGGTAGAGACGATCCTATGCCTGTATCCAGATGCGCGTATCCTGGTTGCCGACGATTCGCGGGAGCCCGTGCCGTATGTCGGTGAGCATATCCGCACGATCGATATGCCCTACGATAGCGGCATATCGGCCAAACGAAACCGCCTCATCGATGAGGCAGAGACGCCGTACCTGATGCTGATGGACGATGATAACAAGCTGACGGCGGGGAGTGTGGAGAAACTGTACGAGGCGTTACAGGCTGAACCCATGGCGGCGGTTGCAGGTATGGCGAAGTACGAGAAGGGGCGTAATCGGTGGGCTAACACAGAAGGCGATCTTAAGCTGATGGGCAATGTGTTGTCAATCAAAAAGCCGACCTGTTCAACGTACAACCCGGTATCTAAAAAGAAGCTGTTTTATGTGGAATTTCTTCCGATGTGCTTTCTTGTCAATACGAAAAGATTAGGGGATATGAGATTCGATGAATCCTATAAGACCTGTGGGGAACACCTGGATTTCTTTCTTCAACTTCAGCGAAAAAACCCGGAATACCCAAAGACGACGTTCGTTATTTTTATCCCCGGCATCCACTTCATCGACACCGGTAGCCGCCCCGAAGGATACAAGAAGATGAGACGCCGTGGCAGTAAGTACCGGCGCCAGATGCTCGAAAGGTGGGGTATCAAGAAGATCAAGAAATGGGCGAAGCCTGGAAAGAGGGCCGCTTATGAGTAGCAAGCTTATCATAGGCTGTGGCGCTGGCCGCACGGCAACGACATCGCTCGCGCACCTGCTCGACGCGCAGGCGGGCGGGCGCGTAACGCACGAGCGGTTCACGTGGCGCTTCCAGTGGGGCAAGCCGGAGCGCTGGATTGCTCGGGTAGAAGCCGAAAAAGCCGACCACCTGTACTACGGGGACGTGGCCCTACAGTGGGGCTCGTGCCTGCTGATGCTCTGCGACAAGGGGGCGCGGGTGATCGTCATGAAGCGGGACCTTGATAGCTGGCTGGAATCGTGGAAGCACAAAGCCGGACGCCGCAACAACTGGCAGCCGGCGGCGGAAGGCGGCACACCGAAGCGCGCCAACTGGTACCATGCATTCCCCAAATTTAGGGGATGCAAGAACCGGAAAGAGGCACTCGTCCGGTACTGGGAGCACTATTACGAGGAGCTGGTGCCGGCTGCTACAAGAGCGTACCCGGATCAAGTGAAGGTCTTTTACATCGACGCCCTGAATAGCGAGGCAGGCAACCGAGGTATTCTCGATCATGTCGGGATTTCGCGTGAGGCGCAAATCATTAAGACGGGTATTCACAAGAACGCAGGGCGGCACCGGAGGAAGCAGGCGGCATGAACTGGCTAGAAAACACCGCTTTCGCGATCAAGGTCTTTGAACGCCCCCAGATGGCCCAGCGCTGCATCAAATCGATCCGCAGGCTCTGGCCGGACGCCCGTATCTACGCCGCCGACGACTCGAAGGAGCCCCTCCCCTTGCGCGGCCTGACCGGGTACATTCGACTACCTTTCGATGTTGGATGCAGCGCCGGCCGCAACGCGCTGATTAACGGGACTACAGAGCCCTACCTCGTCCATGTCGACGATGATTATGTATTTACGAAGGAGACGGATATACCGCGAATGATCGAACTTTTGGAGGCTCACGATCACCTCGTCATGGCCGGGTGCAAGTGCCGGCATGTGCGAAAGAAAGGCGCCGGTTGGACGAAGTACTACGCGGACGTTACGCTCGAAGGCGGCACCCTGTTTGCCCGCCAGGTAACCCGCAAGCACACCGAGCCGGACGGCCTGGTGTGGTTCGAAGCCGATACGATATCGAATTTTTGGGTAGCCAAAAGACGCCTATTCGACCACGTGCTGTGGGATGAGAGGCTAAAGATTGGCGGTGAGCACGCGGATTTTTTTCAGCGAATCCAGGCGAGCAATGGGGATACTGCAATGCGTAAGCGGCAGCTATCGAATCAGAAGCTACGCCCGGCCGAAACGTCGCAGGATGCCGGAAGGCTAGGCGTCGCCTTCATCCCGTCGATGTGGGTCGAGCACTACAAGAAGCGTCCTCCGCACTACCAGCCCTTCCGGGCGCGTGATAGCCAGTACGAAAGGCTCTACCGGCAGATGTGGGGCATTACGAGGGTCAAGAGGTGGCGTTATGGGCGTTGTTAACCAGCTAATCCGGATCAAGGGCACGAGCGAGGAAGAACTCCGCGCCATGTGGCACGGCGTCGACCTGATCAAGCGCACCGGTGAGCGGGCGTACGTGCGCGCGGGCATGAGGCTGTTTCGGGAGCAGGAAACCGACACGATCAAGCGCCTCCGGGACCTATACAAGGGCTCTCCGATCTCGCGAACCAGTAAGGACGACTTCGAGACGGCGATGAAGATATTTGATCTCCAGCGCTGGTACGATGCCACACTGGAGCGCTACGGGCCGCTCGTCACCCGATCGATAGTTCAGGGCTACCGCACCGGCGCGGAGCGGGTTGCGTTCTCTACCTCCTTCCCGCCCGGCGATACGCGCGCGCGTGCGACTGCGTTGGAGGTCTTGCAGAAAACGAAGGGCATGAACGACACTACGTTGAAGATGCTGGCGAAGCAGATCGGCGACGGCGTCGAACGCGGCGAGACGGTCGACGAGTTGGCCGCCCGGGTGCAGCGCGTGTTCGGGGCTGCGCCATGGCGAGCTCGCACGATTGCTCAGACGTCGGCAACGCCGGTATTTGAATCCGGTCAGCAACTGGCTTTCACCGATGCCGGGATCGACAATAAGAAGTGGTTATCGCGCCGTGACGGCCTCGTGCGGGACGATCATATCGAGGCCGACGGGCAGGAGGTGAAGGTTGACGAGCCGTTCTACGTAGGTGGCGAGTCGCTCATGTACCCCGGCGACACGGCAGGGAGCGCTGGGAACGTCATAAATTGTCGATGTACCAGTATGGCGGTGCTATGATCAGGCCGGTATACAGGCGCATATGGAGCTGGATCGTGATGCTCGTTAGCTGGGCCGGCATCGGCGCGGTGGTGCTTTTGCTGTACCTGCTCATGTTTTGGCTATCGCTGCGGGTCGTTGAATTTCTAGAAGTAAACCAGGTACTGCCTTGAACGGACAGACAACCTACGACGGTCGCGAGGTCGTGTGTACGCAACCCTCGGACGAGCTAACGCAGGACGAACTAGAACGACTAATCAAGATCGCTCGTGCTGTGAAAGCCCGGCGGCTGGGACATGGCACGATTAATATTCACGCGACGAACGGAGGGTTGTTTATTGTGGGGTGGCGCAAGGCGGCGTAAATTGGAACAAACCCCGTAAACCCGTATATTACCAGTACTTAGGGCGAAGACCCTTAGCGAATCTCCAAAAGGGGGCTCTCTACCGACGAGGTGGGGCGCCCCCTTTTTTATCTGCACTAGAATCGATTGAGCGACTTCTATTCATACCCAGATCCGATGGGTTGCACCCGGTTCTTGGTCGGACTCATCCTGTTTCTCGTGGTAGCCTTCATGCTGACGATAGCCGCGGTTCTAATGCTTCGATGATCTATAAAGATTCAGGAAATATCGCCGACGTAAGCCGCCTCGACGGGATCGTGGTCCTGTACGCGTCGGCCTTCGGCAATCGGGACGCGGACGGCGACATCATCGCCCGTGGAGCTTTCAAGAAGACGATCCAGGAGCAAGGGCCGGGCGGGGCGAACAGGGTGAAGCACCTATGGATGCACTGGCCATCAGATATCATCGGCCGCCCCCTTGAGCTAGAGGAGGATTCGAAGGGCCTCCGGGTCGTGAGCAAGATATCTAAAACGCAGGCGGGGCGCGATGCGCTCATCCTCTACGAGGAAGGCGTCATCACGGAGCATTCCGTAGGCATGTCCCACATCGACCGGGACGATACTGATTTATCGGTTATCAAGCAGGCGAGATTATGGGAGTACTCGTCTGTCACGTGGGGTGCAAACCCCCTCACTCCCACCATAGATGTAAAGTCCTTGACGGGGCAGGAAGACGAAGAGTGCAGGATTCCTACCCCATTGGAAGTGCAAGTAACAAATGCCGGCCGCGCTCTTAGCACCGGCATTTCAGATGAGCTTTGCCAGAAAATCGAGAGCTGGCTAGGGCTTGTAAAAGGTCACGTCACCCCTGAAGACACTTCAGATCGGCCGACTGCGCCGCAAATCGACAGCATGAACGAGGATCGATTGACGACCCTTAGCGAATTGCTGCTTCTCTCGGATTTGCATTTGTCACATTTGAGACTACGCAGTCATGCCAGAAACACAAACAAAAGACGTTCTCGACAAACTGTCGAAGAACCTCAATGATATTATCACCGAGTACGAGCCTCGGATCAAGCAGCTCGAAGACGACCAGAAAGGTTCGTCCGAAGACAAGGAAATCGTAGCCAATCTTTCGAAGGAAAACGCGAGTCTGGTCGACAAGGTCAAGAAGACCCAGGAAGAGCTGGTCACACGCGCTGCCGAGATCAAAGCGATTCAGGAGGACTTGACCAAGCAGGCCAAAGAATCCGAAGACCTGAAGGTCAGCCTACAAAAGCGCATGGCACAGAATGGGCAGCAGGGCGCGGCTTTCAAGACGCCCGGCCTCCGTGTCTACGACATGATCAAGGACCGCGACGGCGACCACGCCAAGGCGCTTTCCCGCGTTCGGCGCTCGCAGGGCTCTAACTACGTGATGGAATTTCCATCATGGGGCCTCTCGAAGCAGCACCGCGAAGTCGTTCCGATGATCACACCGGCTAACCTGCTTACGGCGGCGGCCTCCATGCTGGAAAAGACGATCACGAACGCCGATATATCGGCCGGCGATACGGTCGACTACATGCGCGTTCCGGGCATCGTTGGCCCTGGCGAGCGGGCGCTTCTGATTCGGGACCTGATCCCGGTCGGCACCACGCAGAGCGACACGGTTCGCTTTGTGCGTGAAACCGGATTGACCGACAGTGCGGGACCCCAGACCGGATCTGGCGGAAACGGGCAGGGCGAGCTGAAAGGTGAGACCAATTTCGATTTCACGGCGGCGACCGCCAACGTGGAAACGATCGCGCACTTTGTCGTGATCGCGCTTCAGCTTCTCGACGACGCGGTAGGGCTTCAGTCCTACATCGACAGCCGCGGGCGGTACCTGCTGCTGCTCGAGGAAGAAGACCAACTCCTGAATGGCGACGGCACTTCGAACAATCTCGACGGCATCAACACGCAGGCTACGGCCTACGATTCGAGTCTTGAGACCACGATCGGTGTGGTGAGCGCGACCAATATCGACCGCCTCCGCGTGGCGATGTATCAGGTGATCGAGAGCGAGTTTCCGCCAACCGGTGTGGTTCTCCACCCGCTCGACTGGGCCAGCGTAGAACTGACGAAGGACGGTGAAAACCGCTACATCTTCGCCATGCCGCAGCAGATCGCACAGCCTCGTATTTGGGGGTTGCCTGTTGCCGTATCGCTAAGCCAGCCTATCGGCGAGTTCACGGTCGGCTCGTTCGCTCTCGGCGCCCAGATCTGGGACCGCATGAGCGCGGCCGTCGCGATTTCGACCGAAGACAGCGACAACTTCAGGCGCAACCTCGCTACAATGCGCTTTGAAGAACGCCTCGCGCTGACGGTATACCGGACGCTGGCGTTCGTCAATGGGCCGTTTACGGCGGCTTCTGGTTCGTAATCCCCTAATCTGACGAAGCCGGCTGCGTGGCTATTCGCGCAGCCGGCTTCAATGAATCGGATAGATGAGCGGCAGAATCGATCTCCTCGCCCACGAGCGCCACTTCTTCGACCATCTGCTCCCCATGTTTCTGGCCGTTCCGGCGGAGCATCGGGGCAGCATCATCACGAGGACGACGCTAGGGCCTCATGTTCAGGGGCTTGTTGCGGGTGTTATCGATCCACCGAACATCGTCACGTACGCAAGCCGGGGGCACGTACCCAGGCTGCTCCGAAAGGGTAGGAATCTTGTTCTTTGCAGCGCGTCGGGTGACCTCCTGATTGCCCACAAGGCGCAGCGTATGGCGGTGTTCACGCAGCACGGCGCCGGGCAATCCTTCACGAAGAAGAGCCCATCTTACGCCGGCTGGCCGAACCACAAGAACGTCGCATTATTCCTGCATCCGGGACCGAACCCGGCAGGCAAGGACGCGGCGATCTATGGCGAAGACAGCGTCCGGATCGTCGGGTGTCCGAAGATGGACCCCTGGCACCGGGGCGAAATCAGGAAGCGGGCGGCTGGGAAACTTCCCGTCGTTGCTTTTTCGACGCACTGGGATTGCAAGGTGATTCAGGAAACCAGGTCGGCTTTCTGGCACCAGTTGCCGGGCTTAGATGCGCTCTCGAAGCTAAACGGCAAAGAGATACGGCTACTGGGCCACGGTCACCCGAGGATGCTCGGCAGCATACGGGAGGAATACCGCAAGCGCGGGATCGAGGTGGTAGAGAAGTTCTCTGACGTGATGGAGCGGGCGGATCTCTACGTGATGGATCATATGTCCACGCTCTTCGAATTCGCATCTGCCGGCGAGGGTGGCGACGGCCGCCCCGTCGTCGTGATGAACTGCCCGCACTACCGCAAGGCCGTGAACCACGGGCTCAGGTGGTGGGAGGCTTCCGGCGTCGGTATCAACGTCGACGATCCGGCGGATATGGTGGCTGCCGTACGCCGGGCGCTGGAAGACCGTCCGGAGCAAAGGGAGAAGCGTCGGCAGGCCGTGGACCTTTGCTATGCCTACGCGGACGGGCGCGCGTCCGAGCGCGCGGGTGAGGCTATCACGGAGACGATACGGCGATTGTCCGGGCGCGTGTCGGTGCCCATCGGGTCCGGGCGTGTGTACCAGCCCTTGCTGAATGGGTCGATCCCGAACCCGAACGGACATAAAAAATACTCAGCCCAGAAGTGGGCCACTATGAGAACATCATATTTCGATAGGAATCAGGTTGCGCTCCGGGCGGTCAATCGCCTGCGCAACTTCAACCGCGGGTATACGCCCCGTGGCTCTGGCGTAGAGCGCGGCATTAACGCGCTCAGAGGCCGCGTCTTCTTTACGGACGAGCAGCACGCGAAGGAACTCGTTCAGCAGGGGCAGGCCGAGTACGCGCCGGATGTCCACTTCCCTGGAACGGAGCCGGCTTTGCCGGAAGTCGAACCCATTGAGGAGCTGACCGAAGCCGATGTACCTGAGGTGATCTGCAGTCACACGGGACATGGGTATTACGACGTCGTCTTCGATGGCCACGTCAAGGGCCGCGAACGGGGTAAAAAGGCCGCCGAACTGGCCGCCAAAAAGCTCGTCGAGGACTGGAAGCGGGAGAACCTGCCGCAGGAAGATGATATGGTTAATGCCTGATGGCTCTCACGGCCTCATATACCGACCTTGTGACGCTATCTCAGGTAGCGGATCAGGCTTTCGAGAAGCTCGGAACGCAGGTGACGAGCGCGCTGCGGGCGGACCCCGGAAGCGGCGATACCGAGGAGATACAGCAGGCGTCGCTACGATTTATCAAGATGGCGACGGAGAAGATCGAGAAGTACCTGGGGCGGCGCCTGATCATCCGGCAGCACACGCAGCGCTGGCGGCGCGACAAGTACGGCAGCGACTGGCAGGAGGCGTCGCAGTATTCACGCTCCAGCCAGACGACGCGGTGGCGAGCGTATTTCCGCCACTTTCCGGTTGCCGAAATTTACAGCGTCGACGGATCTACCGCTCTATCGGATGAGATCATGGTCGTAGGCGAGCGCATGGACACAGGGATCATGCACCTGGACGGGGACCTGTCGGAGCAGCCGGCCGATGCCGTGTACTTCGGCGGCTACATCCGGGACGATCAGGAAGCGCCCGGATCCGGCGAGACGTGGAACAGCGCTCTGAGTACCGGGGATCTGACCAACCTCTCCGATACGGCCACGGTTCAGACGCTCCCGCAGGACATCGCGGCGGCCGCGGCAAACATCGTGATCGCGAACATAGCCTGGAATCAAAAGGGGCTGGTAGGGATCAGCGAATCCGAGATGAGCGCAGACCGGCTGCGCATCACGAGTAAGCGGGCGCTGGACGATTACGAACGAAAGCAAATCGAATCACTCTATCAACACCGGGTGGTACCGGCTTGGTAATGGCAGACGACCTGAAGCGGCTCCAAGAAGCGCTGCAGCGTATCCTGCGAAAGCGCAAGGACGTGCGGACGCGCATCGCGAACATGGCGGTTGCCCGTATTGGCGGCCGGGCCGTGCAGGATTACATGATCGATTCAGGCAAAAACGACAGCGGCCAGGCGGTCCAAACGCCTACCCATCCGAGCCGGCTCACAATCCGCAGCCAGCGCCTGATGCGGGCCGTCAAGGGCGGCGCCGAATCGAAGAAGGAGATCCGCATACGGGACGCCATGACCACGTTCATCTTCACGATCCTCGTCCCCTACGCGGCCATCCATGAGTTCGGCGGCACCATCAACGTGCCGGTAACGACAAAGAGCCGCGGCTTCTTCTGGAAGATGTTTTTCGAGACGGGCGAGGAGAAATGGAAATTCATGGCGCTAACGAAAAAGACAAGTTTTAAGATCACGATGCCCCGGCGCGAATACCTCGCGCCGGCCATCGATGACGAGCTTCCAGAAGTGCAGAAACGCGCCCTCGGCATCATGATTGCCTTTATTGAATCCGAATTAGGCAGCAGCCTGCCGGCCGCATGAATAGCCCTTTCACCATACCGATGGAGGCCAAGCTGGAGTGGCTCCGCCAGAAGTGCGCCGCCGTCCTGGATGCGCACGGCTACGCTACGTTCAATGTCGTCAAGTTCATTACGAAAGCGATGTTGGGTATGGAATCGGTCTATGATTTTCAAAACGTCTTCTGCGACCGCTCGCTCAGTCCGCCCCGGGTCGCGTGGTGTCGCATGGCGCCGATCGACCAGGCGGACGCGACGCAGTACGGGAACGAGGACGAATATGCGATCACGGGCGGCAAGGTGCAGATTTCGCATACGTTCGCGGTCCTGATGGAGTTCGAATTTACCGAATCGGACGCCTACGCCGGATCGACGCAGGAGCAGTTCAACATGCTGCTTTGGGGCGAATCGCCGACAGGGCTATTAACAGAGCTTTCCACGGTAGGCGCCGAGGAGGTCGACGAATCGATCGTAGGCGAGGCCGGCCACATCGTGGAGGTCGACCGGCCAGAAACGATTGCCGTCCCTGAATTTCCGGTTGCTGTGTTCGCTTCGCAGCCGGAAGCCCTTGTACATCATCTTGATTTCAGAATAACACTGAGGTAGTACACAATGCCCGATACAACAATTCACCGCTCTGTCGTCGAGTCGATAGAGCACTCTGTCGACTACGATCCGGACGATGTTTCGTCCGGGACCTGGGTTACGATCCCGAGGACGCAGATCCTGGCCGATGGCTACGAGGCGTTCGGCGAGCAGGCCGAGACCGTCCAGGGGATGAACTCGACGGATCTCATGGCGATGATTCTGCTGAAGGGCGTTCTGCCGATGGCGCTCAAGGCGAACGACACGTTCCAGAATAACTTGATCACGGCGACCACCAACCTGACGGCAGTCTGGTTCCGCGTTAAGGAGCTGGGCAAGGTCACCCGCAAAATCGTCGGCGGGCAATTCGGTTGCCATGTCGTCTATACGGCGCAGGCGGTGCCAAACCCCGTCACGCTCCAGATGGCGATGGTCGCTGTTTCTGCTCCGGCCAACGAGAGCGGGCAGGCCATCCAGGAATACGATCCGGGCAGCGGCTCAGGCGCATGATGAAGCTCTGGAGACGAAAACCCGCCGTCTCGAGACGGCGGAAGGATAGCGGGACCCGGTGGAAACTGAAGCCGGTTCCCGTTATGCCCGACACGTTCACGATCGGGCAGACGGAAGAGGTTTGCGCGCTCCTTGGCGTCGATCTGGACCTGATTCTCTCCGGCGATATCCGGTCTAATGACATCACAATGCCGAAGCAGGAGCACGCGAAGCAGTTCCTCCGTCTGGTCTGCGAGAACGGGGACAGGTACGATCCTACCGAGTGGACGGCGCAGCAGTACCGGGGTGTGATGGTGGCCCTCGTCGCAAATTTTATCTACAGGTCAGTCGTGAACTAGCGCGCGCTGACCGGATAACGAAGAAGATTAGGGACCGCGCCGGGCTGCTCGCAGATATCGACGGTGGGGGTCGTCCGGCGCGGGGTCTCTCCGAGGCCCTGGGCGGCATGGACGCTACTGATTTTGACGTGGCGTACTTCCGCTGGCCCCTCTCCAGGCTGCTGGTATACATACATCTGCGAAATATTCACATCAAAGACGAGCACCTAGAAGCGGAAAAGTCCAGGGCGTTGGGGTCCATAAGAACGAACGGGGTTTTGTAGATGTCGAGCAAAGTTCGAATAGAGATGGAGTTGGATGACAAGGGCATGGCCAAGGCCCTTCAGATCGATACGAACGCCATCATGCAGCTCTCCGATGCGTTCAATCAAGCATCGAAAAAGACCAGTTCGTTCGGCTCTATCGTCGAGGTGGCCATCGGCAACCTGGCTGCGAACGCCTTTGCGCGCCTCGCCGATGCCATCCGCACCGTTCCGGGCGCCGTCATACGTATGGGCAGCCAGGTCGAGTCTTCCCTTGCGGAGCTATCGGCGATCACCGGGATTGCCGGACGGGACCTGGAGCGCCTCGGCGAGACCGCCGTACGGGAGTCGATGCGCACGGGCGTTGCGGCGGCCGATCAGATCGAAGCGTTCAAACTGTTAGCTTCTAATATCGATGTGGCCACGCTCGGCGGCGTGGCCGGCCTGGAGAGCCTCGCCAGTCAGGTTATCCTGCTCAAGCAGGCGGCGGGTGTCGGCCTGGCAGAGGCTACAAATATCGTTACCGGGTCGATCAATGCCTTCGGGCTGGAGGCCACAAGGGGCGCCGAGGTGGTGAACCTGCTCGCCGCCGGCTCGAAGTTCGGCGCGGCGGAAGTTTCGGATCTGGGGGCGGCGCTCAAGAACTCGGCGGCAACGGCGCGCGGCGCAAACGTGTCTATACAGGAGACGGTCGGGGCGCTGGAGGTGATGAGCCAGAACTTCCTCAAAGGCGGCGAGGCAGGCACCGGCCTCCGGAACGTGATATCCATCATCCAGACGGAATCCGAGAAGCTGGCCGGCGCTGGGATCAAGAACGTCAATATCGAGAGCGAAGGACTCACCGCGTCGCTCGTCAAGCTGAAGCCCCTTCTAAGCGACGCGGCCGGTCTTTCCGAGATCTTCGGGCGGGAGAACGCCAACGCAGCGCGGATCCTCATCCAGAACGCCGAGGCGGTGGGCACGATGACTGAGAAGGTGACCGGGACGGATACGGCGATCGAGCAGGCGGCGATACGCACCGAGACGTTTCAGGGCTCGCTGGACCGACTCCTCGCTACGATCCAGGGCGTAGGGATCGGGCTTTTTCAGGAGTACTCTGACGAGCTCAAGGGACTCGTCGATACCACCATCGACCTGATCAATTACCTGCGAGAGAACAAGGAAGAGGTGCTCACGATCGCGCAGGTGCTGGGTATGGCCACGGCGGCCGTCGTGGCCTACAACGCGGTGGTGAAGATTCAGACACTCGTGACGAACGCGGCAACGATCGCCCAGCGGCTCCTTAACCTGGCGATGAAGCTCAACCCTGTCGGGCTCGTCATCTCGGCGCTTACGATCCTCACGCTGCTATTTATCAAATTCCGGGACAAGATCGCCGCGGCCGCCGCCGTTATGGTGCAGTTCGGAATCTCGTCGGTGCAATCACTCAAGACAATCAGCGATGCGTTGGGCCTGGGCCTGGTAAGCAAAGGCACCGACATGGCGATTGCCAAACTGGAAACGCTCAGGGACCGCCTTCTCGATGCCGCTAGCGCAGCCAACAAGGCAAGGAACGCGGGGGCTTTCGGGGGCGCCGGGGTATCCGGAGAGTTTGAGCCTGGGGCTTCACCATCGCGCGGCAGCTTGCGCCGGCCTAAAAAAGAGGACGATACGTCGCCCGCTTCGCCAAAAAAAGAGCTCGAGGACGAGCTGACGCTGCTTAAACAGAAGCAGGCAGAACTGATTAAGACAGGGCAAATAACAGAGGAACTTATTCGGCTAAATAGCCAGATTGCCCAGATAGAACGTGAGCGGGCTTTAGCTGCGAAAGGATCGATCATCGAGAAGATCGAGCTCACAGGAGCAGAGATCGAGGCCAAGGATGAATTAAAAAGGAAGGAAGAGGAGATGATGGCGCTACACATCCAGCGCACCGAATCGGAACTAGAACAGGCGGCAAGACGGATAAGGGCAGCCGAAGAGGAAAAACGGATCAAAGAAGAGCTTGCGAAACAGGAGCAGGAGCACGCGCAGATGATTCTGGAGAACGCGGCCGCTCAGGGTATGGCGGCCGATAGCGTGACCGACGCCGTTCGCGCTTCGGTAAAACAGATCGTGCAGGCCCTGCTTGCCGAATTCATTGCCCGCATCCTCGTGAAAACTGTCGGGCAGATGGGTCCACTCGGGTTGCTCCTGGCCGCCCCTATTGCCGCTGCCGCCGGCGCGACTTTCACATCCGCCATCCCCGGCTTTGCCGAAGGCGGCACGATTAAAGGACCGGGCGGCATCGACAATGTACTGACGCGCCTCACGGCCGGTGAGGAGGTCATCAACGCGCAGGCGGCTTCCAGAAATCGTCCACTATTAAAGGCGATCAACGCGGGCATGCCGGCCTCTTCGGCAGCGTCTATGATGGGATCTGTTGATGTGCGCGTATCTGGCGAACTGACTGCTAACAACGAGCGGATCGTAGCACGAATCAACGAGACGAATACAACGATCGACGCAACGCGCGGGCAGGTAAGAACAACCAGACCGGGGCAGTGATATGGGCGCGAAGTACACAGGCACCCTCCGCGCACGGAGCCGCACATGGACGGCCGAGCTTCTCAGGGCCGACGCCGTGCTCGTCAGTAGCGACCACGACGTGTCATTGGATGCGAACCTGCAGTGGGGGCAGGATGCCGATTCTGGATTCTTGGACCGCTTCCTGCTGCCGGCATCGCTGGGCATCGGCTTCACCGATCCGGGGTCTGTCATCTGGGACGATATCCGTACGAGCGCCCCGAATAGTTTTACGATTCGCCTCACGGATTCAACATTTACATACCAGATCGACCTCTTCTGCCGCCTGGCCGACAGCTACACGCCCCTCAAGTCGGACACAGAGACGCCGGTAACGCGCCTGATTGCGACGTGCGGCCTTAACCGGACGAAGGACCAGAGCGCCTATAACCAGAACAACGCGACGTTGCATGGGGTTTTTCAGCAGCTACTTTCGTCAGGCCTTCACGCGCAAGATATTCTCTATCTGTTCTCGACGCGCAATGTGCGTACCGGATCGAGTGGTCCCTGGGTGGGCCTATTGCGCTTCCCCGATCTGGAGTACGCCTATACGGGGTTGGGCGATAACCCTGACGAGATTGATACCGCCGGCAACCAGCTTACCGACATGGCGGAAGCATTCCAGTGCATGGTCTTCAATGACCTGTATTACGGACGTCGCTGGTGCGTTATGCAGCCCTGGCTCATGGGGATTACGCACAGCGCCGCAAGCCGCAACGCGCAGCTTTACGACCGATCCGCCGGCACCATCGAGACGATCGATTACGAAGGCCAGATCGTGACGATCAAGGCAGTAGACGACGCCCGGCGCGGGCTCTTCGATCCCGACTACGCTACGGAGGTCGAGATCGGATCGAAGCGCGACGACATAACAGAAATCTTTATCCAGATGGGCAGCCTGCTTCAGGGATGGATTGGAGGCGGCAACGCTTTTTGGGAGTCGTCGAACCCCAATACGTTTATCCAGACGACCGAAGGCGGGTACATCGAGGATGGCGGCGAGGACATCCTACAGGATACTATATTGGTCAAAAAGGGCAAGTACGTGCGCCTGACCTTCGACTTTGAGTACGCGCTGGAGTACACCGTCGCCGGCGGAGGCACGCACCAGATGGGCCTGAAACTCATCGCCGACCCGCTCGACCCGTCCGGTACCACGTACTACAGCACGACAGGCAGCAGCCCCAACTTTTGGGATACGCCCGACGTGACGCTGTTATCGAATATTCAGACACCTGACGCGAACGGGACGCCGCCCGCGTCGCTCACCTGGCACACCTACAATCATATTCTGGGCGATTACATGCAGGCCGATGGCCGTATCCGCATGCAAATATTCGGCGACACAGGCACCGATTACTACCTGCACCTGAGGAACTTTCATCTGGAGCTGAACGACCAGGCCGCAAGCGCCATCACAGACACCCCACCGTGGCAGGCGCATGGCGCCTCGCCTGCCGTGGGCGGCTCTATCGACGAGGGGCCGACGGTGAAGTATCAGCGCGAGTGGCACCCGGTGACGCTCGAGCGCACGGCGCCAAATGAATTCGTCGGCGTCGAGATCGACACGATTGGTACAGGCATCTGGCAGCTGCCGGCGAAGTGGCTCGACTCGTCGAGTGTGGGGCAGGCGGGGCCCTATTCCGACATGAACGAACTGATCATACGCGAGCGCATCGCCCGCGGCGTCGGCGGGCGCCTCATTCGAGGCACCTACAAGGGCATCCTGACGCCGGCTATCGTGATGCAGGCGCTCGGCGGGCGCTATCTGCCGATCTATTTATCGGTCGATGTGCATACCGAACTGACTGAATTTTTAGTTTACGAAGAAGCCCTGGCCCTGGCAGAATCATGACAGCACGTGGACAGATACATAGGGCTGTATTTTACCAGGAGCAGACCGGGCACGTCGTCGACGCGCACGCGCGCTTCGCGATGCCCTCCCCTATTGTGAGCACGAGCGAGAACTACGTCACGATCGACGGCGCTGAGGAAGTGATTTCCCGGGATCGGACGCTGGAATTCCAGCTCCTGCGCGAGTGCGACATCTCGCACCTGCGGCAGATGAAAGGCCAGTGCTGGCCGGTACGCTGCCTCGTTATCGGCTTCGACAGGCATGACGTCTGGGCGGTCGGCGAATCGCTCGACATGATCGACATCCGACGCGGTCCCGCGAATATGGCCGGCGCCCTGGCGCGTCTGCAGTCGCATGTCTTCGACGGCGCCATCTACCAGTCTGACAACATCATCGAGGGCATCCCGTGGGCGTGTACGTCGTCGACGGCGCTCCCCCAGGCCCCTGCCGGCGGATCGGGTTCCGGCGCGGCTCCGGTCGCATCGGGCTCCGGTATGGTTGACCAGTGGGCGCTGCTTCGGTTGCACCAGAGCGGGTGGGTGGGTCCCTTCTGGGACCCGATGGCGGCAGGAACCAGCGTTGACTTCTCAGGCGTCCTCGACAAGGGGAGCAACCCATCGCCCAACCTATCTATGGTGCTGCCGATCCAGGGCGCTACGCTGCTGCTCACGGGTGGCTGGACAGGTAGCGTAAGCTATTTTGACTGGTCGGGGAACGCGCTGCCGGCGTCAATAGCGAAGACGGTAGATATCAACGACGTCTCCGGCAAGGTGCCCGATGGCACGTGGTCGATCCTCATTACCGTGCTCGCCTCTGACGAGCAGCCCATCGTGCGCATCACAAGCCCGGGGCCGCTGATCGATCCGCGCCCTGGCATCTACGTGGGGTCCGATGGCGTGCAGGCGGGAATACCAATATGGAGCAGCTAGATGAGCGAGATCACAGACGATTATATCGGTAATCCGAATGTCCATCGATGGAAAATAACGGCGAATGCGGCCGAGCTATCTGGTGCGGGATCGATTACGTCCCACTCGTGGGTGATCACGGGCGATCAATTACCAGCTGGGCTGATAGACTCGGATGAATCCACGTCAGAGGCGTCGGGTGGCCCTACCCTGCGAATTTCGCTTGATGAAGATGGCGGTAATCAGGTCGGATTACATGTGGTCGACTTTTCGCCGGCATCTGGTGGCGTTTCGGGTGGTGGGTCGGCCGAGCTATGGGTGAATCCAGGTACCTATGAAGGAGGTGCGGATCTCGATGTGTGGCTCTGGTGGATCACCGGAGGCAGCCAGACGCAGCCGGTGGCAGGCGCTACATATGGCAAAAACAGTGTGTACGGTGCCAATATCCGGGCGGTATGGAAGGACGAGGACTATACCGATGCCACATCCAACGGAAACGATCTCTCCGATACTGACATTGTCAACGCTTCGGATTCGCCATTCGGATCAAACCTCGTAAGCTATGAGCTAAATGGGTCGTCGTCGTTCCTGCAAGCAGCAGACGATACTGCGCTTGACATTGCCACAACAGTAACGATGGAGTTTTGGTTTAAGACCGATGGGGCGGCCGGCTTTCAGATCATCATGGCGAAGCGGGGGCCATCGACCACGTACAACTATGGTGTAGCAGTCAATACGTCGGGCGGCACGGATGTTCTGGACTGTGGTTTTTTTACGACCGTATTCAGGTCGGCATCGGCATCATGGAGCGGTGACTTTGGGTCCCTGGATACCTGGTATCACGTGTACGGCGAGCTCAACGACACGGGCAGCGTAGTCTGCAAGGTGTTCAGGAACGCCACAGAGGTAGCAACAAATTCATTTGCTACGGACATGGCTCCCAATACGTCGGTCTTTGGCATTGGCTCGCTGCAGGGTAGTTCTCAGTTTTTTGATGGACACATCAAAGCAATCACGCTTTATGATGTGGTCCTCAGTAGCGACCAGAAGACGACGCTTGATAACAACCAGGTAGATCCGACCAGCTTCTGGGACGTATCCGCAGCCATAGAAGACGGCCCATTTACTGGCTCCGGTTCCGGGTCCATCGGCTCCGGTTCCGGGTCCATCGGCTCAGGCTCGGGAGACATTGCCGGCGAGCAGTGCGCATACCACACGATTGCAGCAGAGAACATCCCTGGCAGTGGCTCCGTGACGGGGATGCCGTGGCCTATCACGGGTGCTGAGTTTCCTGATTACATGCTTGACTCAGACGACTCACGCAGTGAAGCAGCCGGCGCACCTACGCTTCGAGCATACCTGGACGCTGCTAAGACGCAGCGCCTTCCTTTGCATATCAAAGACTTTACGCCGGCATCGGGCGGTTTAGGAGGGGGCGCTACGGCTGAGATATGGACGAATGCCGGCAGCTACACAGGCAACCAGGACCTTCCGGTATACTGGTCGTGGGATCCAGTGGGCAGCGGTATGCAGCCGGCCGCGGGCGATCCGTATGGCAAAAATGCGGTATATCCAGGATCCATTCATGCTGCCTATATCGACGACGATTACACTGACGCAACCAGCAACGCCAACGACCTGACGAATACGAATGTCGTGATCGATTCGGATAGTCCCTTTGGGGTGAACTCGATGGAGTTCAACGGCTCGTCGGCTCGTCTCAATGTGGCTGATAATGCATCGCTGGACATCACCGATGCCGTCTCTATGGCGTTCTGGTTCAAGATCGATGCCGACACAGGAGCCTATCAGGTTTTCCTGGGCAAGCGGCAGGGATCGCAGTACAACTATGGGGCCGCAGCAAACGCCGACGCCTCGGGTACCTTTGACGTGGGGTTCTATAATTCTGGGTATAAGGGCGTCACTACCGACTGGTCTGATAATTTCTCCTACGATACCTGGTATCATGCGATCGGGGAGCTCGAAGATACTGGCACACCGACCGCATCAAAACTTTATATAAACGGGTCGTTGCTTAATTCAGCATCGGTCAATAGCAGCCTCATTGCCAATATTCGGGATTTGATATGGGGCGCCCAAAACACATCGGGCTCGAGTTATGCGGAATGGCTTGATGGACATCTAAAGGCGATGTTTGTCATCAATGCAATTCTTTCCGCCGATCAAAAGGATGCATTTTATCTTGCGCAGTCAGATGCTGCCACATTTTGGGGTGAGCCAGCATCGTGTTTCGTTCCAGGTAGTGGTTCGGGCTCCGGCTCGATTCCTGTGGATCAGGAGTGCTACGACACAATTGCACGCGACACGACCTTTAACCGCCTCACGATCTGGCAGCCGCGGACGTTTGCGGTCTGCGGGCTCTCGGGCGGCGAGGCGATGGCGCAGGTCGCCCCCCTATCGCAAAGCAACTATTTCGCCGGCTCCGCATCGGAACGCCTCTCAGGCGCGCACGTGTTCGACGCGCGCGTCATAAAGAGCGACCTGATACGGCATCTCAAGAAGATGGCGGCAGAGGGGTGCCCGGTACATCTCGCGGCCTTTGGTTTCGCGCGCCATGACATATGGCTCACTGACAGCCGCCTGCAGGTGATCGACGAGCGCGATGCGGGTGGGCGGATGGGCGGCGCCGCGTTGCGCGTTACGCAGCAGCGCGAGCGCGCGGCCATCGCGCAGGTAACGAACCTCATGGAGTTCGCGCCATGGTACAATACCGCTGCCGCCGTCGACACCGCAGGCAGCGGGTCTGGGTCAGGGTCGGGATCGGGGTCTGCCGCTACCTACGTCCTTAAAGGGCGTTGCGATACGAACTTCACCGGCCCGCTCTGGCAGGTCGATACCGGCGACAGCGTCGATAGTCTGGGTACGTTCACGGGGCAGAGTGCGGTTATCGAGTTCACCTTTCCTCTTGGTGGCATGCGGCTGCTAGCTTCGGGTGCATGGGCTGGGACTGTCCAGCAGATAGCATGGGATGAAAGCGTCATATCCACGCGAGCGAAAGCCTACGATACGGATGACACAATCACCCTACTCAGTTCGATATGGAAGCTGCGCGTTACCGCCACCCGCGCAGACGAAATGCCGAGACTCACTGTGGCATTTGCCGGGCTTTCTGATGGAGCACGCGATGGCGTCTGTATCGACTGCGCTGATCCGGACGCTGTGGCCGCTACGGCGCCGCCCTGGATCGTCCCGAGCTTCGAGGAATTCGACCTCATCGTCTACCAGTCATTAGCGCAGTTCTTTACGATCCCGATCGACGGGTCAGCCGCGCGCACTGAATTCGCGGGTGGCGCCGGCCTGGCAGGAATGGCGCACGGCATGGCTACCGACACGCAAAATAAACGAATCTTTGCCGGCCAGAATTTTATATCTCAGTACTGGGCATGGAGCCGCGCCGATGTAGACTCACTGGTGCAGATATATCAAGGACCTGGATTTGATGGGCAGTTT